ATTTGCTGGCTACTCATCCCCCTACACAGTAGGCTACGGTGGCCCCAGAGAAAGAAATATAATGTCTGAAGTAGATACCGTACAGGTAGAAGAAAAGAAAGCCTTTATTAGTCGTCCGTATTCCAATTCGGAACGCATTAAGAAAGACGAAGAAGAACTAGAAGAAATGCTTCGCGTACAAAAGGGTGAAGTGTCCGAAGAAGAAGAAGAACAAGAGGCAGAACCCACTACCGCTGAAGAGCGTTCATTTAAAAAGAGATATGGTGACTTACGTAGACACACACAGAAACAACAGGAAGACCTACAATCTCAAATTAGTGAATTAAAGGAACAGCTTACGTCTGCCACTAAAAAGGAGATGAAGCTACCTAAAACAGACGATGAGATTGATGTGTGGATGTCTAAGTATCCAGACGTAGCCGCCATCGTAGAAACTATTGCAATTAAGAAAGCAAGAGAACAATCTACAGAATTAGAAGAGCGTGTAACTAAAATTAATAAGATGCAAGAAGACGCAGAGCGTCAGAAGGCAGAAACTGTTTTGTTACAGTTACACCCAGACTTCGATGAAATTAGACAGGACGATGACTTCCACACGTGGGCAGAAGAACAACCGCGTTGGATTCAACAAGCCCTGTACGACAATGACAATGATGCTCAAGCAGCAGCAAGAGCCATTGATCTATATAAGGCAGACAGAGGTATTAGTACCAAAAAGAAAAGCAAGCGTTCTAGTAACGCCGCTGAAATGGTAGATACCCGTGCCACACGTAATCGGCCTACAGCCGAAGATACTTCCGGCGTCATTAAAGAATCAGACGTTCAGAAGATGTCAGCTACACAGTACGAAAAGAATCAAGATACTATTATGGAAGCTATCCGTTCAGGAAAGTTTGTATATGATCTTTCTGGTTCAGCACGTTAATAATAGTTGACATTATAAAATAACCGTATATAACTATATCAAAATAAGTGGCCGCATTAGCCTACCCACTATTTTGGTGTAGTTTATACACCTTAGCAACTACATTTTTATCTATAGACTTACCTAAAGCGAGTAGCCCGTTAATAATACGTTAGGCCAAATGTATTTTTAAGCGCACCTACTTTAATTAGCCTCTACAGGAAGTTTGGAGTTAGCATCTGATAGCTGTTTAAAGGAGTTAATGTTATGGCATTTTCAGCAGCAGCAGGATACGGCAACCTACCTAACGGTGCATTTAGTCCTGTAATTTATTCTAAGCAGGTGCAGCTTGCGTTCCGTAAGTCATCTGTATGTGAAGAGATCACCAACTCTGATTATTTTGGTGAAATTGCTAATATGGGTGACACCGTTCGCATTATTAAGGAGCCTGAAATCTCCGTTAAAGCGTACACTCGTGGCACCGTTATTACACCTCAAGACCTAGACGATGAAGACTTCAGCCTCACGGTTGATAAGTCTAACTACTTTGCTTTTAAGGTTGATGACATTGAAGAAGCACATTCTCATGTTAACTTCCAGTCACTAGCTTCTGATCGTGCGGCTTTCCGCCTATCTGATCAGTACGATCAAGACGTTCTTGGTTATCTTTGTGGCTTTAAGCAGTCTGCACTACACAGTGTTGCTAGTGCTGTTAACACCACTGTTAACGGTGAAGTTGCTGTTGCAACCGCTGGCACAGACGAACTACTTTCTAGCATGAAGATTGAAGCCGACGACTTCGGTGGTTCTTCAGGAAGTGCTGTTGGTATTAAGGCTCGTGCTGGTAATGATGGTGCAGTCGTTGGTTCTGGTAATGCTTATGCTATTCAGGTTATTTCCCGTATGGCTCGTAAGCTTGACCAACAGAATGTTGATTCAAATGGTCGTTGGCTCGTTATTGATCCAGTCTTTAAGGAAATTCTTCAGGACGAAGATTCCAGACTATTCAACAGCGACTTCGGCGGTTCTGGTCTTCAGAACGGTCTAGTTCTAAACAACCTACTTGGCTTTAAAGTATACGTCTCTAACAACCTACCTTCAGTTGGTACAGGTTCCTCCACAACTGGTGGTACAAACGCTTCCAACTATGGTGTTGTTGTTGCAGGCCACTCTTCAGCCGTAGCTACTGCCGAACAGATCAACAAAACAGAAACCTATCGTGATCCAGATAGCTTTGCTGATGTTGTTCGTGGTATGCATCTTTATGGCCGCAAGATTCTTCGTCCCGAAGCTCTTGTAAACGCCAAAGTTTGCTTAGTATAAGGAGTATTGAAAAATGGCTACAATTACTGCTACTCTTGCTCCCGCTCGTGGCAATGAAGCTCGCGGGCGTCAACCCTACTATGTACAACAGATCGTTGATTTGACTGCTAATAGCATCAGCCCAAATGGTGATGTTGTACAGGCTCTAACCATTCCTGCCAACACAAAAATTCTGTCGGCTGGTTTTCAGGTTACGTCAAGTGCTACTCAAAATACAGGCACTGATGCCACTGCCACTCTCGGCACTGGTGCAGATGCTGATGAGTACGTTACAGCATTTGATATTGACGGGGCTGCGGATGGTGCTTATGCACCTAGCGTTACCGTGTCGGCTGATCTAGTAATTACATCTGCTGATACTCTTGATCTAACGCTTGCTGGTAGCGGCGCATCTTTCACTGCTGGTGAAATTCGTGTCTTTGCTTGCTTGCTAGACGTTAGTGACAATGGTATTGCGACTGCTGATGAAGTAGATCGTGACACTCTAGCGTAAGCTAACTGAGTATGGGACTGGGAGTTAACGCTCTCAGTCCCTACTCATATTAAGTAAGGAATAACCTATGGCAATTACTACAGCAATGTGTAGTTCCTTTAAGCAAGAGCTTTTAGGAGGTGTACATGACTTAGATACACACACTATTAAGATTGCCTTAATTAAGGCTTCTCCATCTGGTACATATAATGCTGCCACAACAAACTACTCAAATGTTACGGATAATAGTGATGAAGCTTCAGGTACAAATTATAGTGCGGGAGGTCAGAATTTAGATTCTGCCTCTATTTCTCTTTCTGGTACTACTGCCATAGTAGACTTTGCGGATGAAGTATTTTCAACAGTAACTGTGTCTACAGACGGCTGTATTATTTATAATTCTTCTGCTAGTAATAAAGCAATTTGTGTTATTGATTTTGGAGGTACGGTGGGTGCTGTTGCGGGAAACTTAACTATTTCCTTTCCTGCCGCAGACGCCTCAAACGCTATTGTTCGTATAGCTTAGTAATAATATATTATGGCTATTATATTAGCTTCCGCTAGATTTGGTTCCGGTAGATACGGTGTTTCTAAATATGGCGAAATTAATTTAAGTAAAACACTTACTGGTGTTTCTGCTACCGGCGCAGTCAATGCTATAGGTAGTATTACTACTAGTGGTTCAATACTAAGCGGTGTAAGCAGTGTAGGTTCTATAGGAACTGTAAGCCCCGATTTAACCGTTAATGTCACTGGTGTTTCAGCAACATCCGCAGTAGGCTCAGATATTATTACTGCAACGGGTGGTGGTTTAACAGGCGTACAGGGTACAACTAATGTTGGAGATACTACTGAGACTGCTGTTGTTTTTGACTACGTAGCAGTAAAGGCTCAGTATAGTAGAAAACGCTGCGTTTATATTTCGAGAGCAGCTTAATGTCTACTACATATGAACGAACAGTAAATGTTCCTTTTGAAAGTCGTCTTATATTTGTATCAAGACAAACGACAACAAACGATAGAACAGTAGATATACCAAAAGAAGATCGTTACGTTTATGTTGAACGTCAACCAACTTCATTTGAACGAACAGTGTACGTAACGGAGTAACTCTATGTCCTTTAAATGGCCTGTAAAAGACCCAGATGAAACATTAGACTACAATGCAGATTGGTCACGCTTCTTAGGCGATGCGACAATTAGCTCTGTAGAATGGTATGTTAAAACTAGTGAGATTGGTAAAACACTTTTGGGTGCAGGACAAACACTAACGACTGCATCTAGCAGTGCGGTTACTGATAGTATTCAAAATGTGTCTCAAACTAACACAACTACTGTTGCTACTATCAACATTGGTGGTGGTGTTACTAATAGAGAATATACCTTTTCTTGTAGAATGACAGACAGTACAGGCAGTACGGCTGAACGTACCATTAAATTAACAGTGAGAGAAAAATAATGGCGTACAATTTTCTCGGTCTAGTAAACGAAGTTAATAGGCGACTTAATGAAGTTCAGCTTACTTCTTCTAACTTTGACTCAGCTACAGGTTTTTATTCTCATGCGAAGGATGCAGTTAATGCTTCTATTCGTTATATTAATCAGTCTGAATTTGAATGGCCTTTTAATCACGTAGAACAAGAAGACGTACTAACAACAGGTACTACTAGATACCCATTTCCAGATGACGCTAAGACTATTAATTTTGATAGTTTTAGAATTAAAGAAGACACTACATTAGGCAACAATACAAAAAAGCTAAAGAATGTAGCTTATGAAGAATATTTACATAAGTCTGTATCTCAAGAGTATAAAGCTACTGCCGATAACAATGCTCTACCTAATTATGTGTTTAATGCTCCTTCATTAGAATACGGAATGATTCCTCCACCAGATCAAGCTTATAGTGTAATCTATGAATACTATCGTGTTCCTGTTGATTTAGAAAATGCAACTGACGTTCCAGTTATTCCTGAAAGATTTAAGCACATTATTACAGACGGCTCTATGCACTACGCATATCTTTTTAGGGGTGATGCACAAGCATCTACTATAGCTATGCAAAAGTTTGAAGACGGTGTTAAACATATGCGTAGCATTTTAATTAATAGATTTTATTATCTTCGTAGTTCTATGGTTAGTAACAATCAGGGAGGAGGACGTATTGCTACATCATCTTCTAATGTAGGTTCTTCTTTGGACGCACTATAATGGAAGCGTGGCAAACTTTTCCTATTGAGTTTAAAGGGGGTCTTGTAACCAATTTAAGCCCTCTACAGCAGGGTATTAACGCTCCGGGTAGTGCTAGAGTGCTACGCAACTTTGAACCCTCTATTGAGGGCGGCTACAGGCGTATATTAGGCTTTGATAAATACGACAGTAATACTATTCCTGCATACGGTGCGCCTGTTGTACACGGAGCTAGCCAAAGTGGTACGACATTAATTATAGGTAACATTCATAAAACACCTGAAGCTGGAGACACGCTTACAGTTGCTGGTGTAACAGGTACATATACTATTGCATCAGGTGGTGTTAGTTATGATGCCACTAATCGTAGGGCTACACTGACACTAACAGGTTCTTTAAATAGTAGTCCCGCTAATGCTGCGGCAGTTACGTTTACAACAACTACAACCAATCACAAGACTACGGGTGTAGCTGTATTTAACGACACAGTTATTGTACAGAGAAACTTTGATCTGTTTAAAACGGCAGGCTCTGGTTATACACATATAAATGTACCTAATTACGGTACTGTATTAGTTAATGGTGCTAGTCAAACCGGCACCTCTTTAGCTATGGACGCCTTAACTGCTGCCCCACAAGCGGGTGATGTATTTAAAGTTGCTGGTATTGATTTAGTTTATACAGTAACGGCAGATGCTACTGTAAGCAGTGGAGGCTCTACAGTTAGCATTAATCCTGCTTTAGCTAGTAGCCCAGCGGACAATGCAGCAATTACATTTTTATCTACTTCTCGTGTGTCAGCTAATAGGTTAAGATTTACAAGATATAATTTTAATGGTACAGATAAAATTATGCTGGTAGATGGAGCTAGTGTTCCAGCTATTTTTGATGGCACTACTTTTACCGCTTTAAATACTGCCCCCTCAGATGTTGTGTCAGCTACTCACACAATTAATTTTAAAAATACATTGTTTTTTGCTAAAGGTTCTGCTATAACTTTTACAGCAGTGTATACTGATACAGACTTTAGTGCCGCTAATGGTGCAGGAACGATTAATGTAGGTGCTGACATTACAGGTCTTTCAGTATTTAGAGAAACACTTTTTATTTTTACAAACGAAAGTATTTTTAGAATATCGGGATCAACTATTGCAGACTTTAAACTAGACCCTGTAACTAGAGATATTGGTTGTATTGAAGGCGACTCTATTCAAGAAATTGGTTCTGACGTTATGTTCTTAGGACCAGACGGTCTTAGACTACTAAGTGCTACAGAACGAATTGGAGACTTTAATTTTTCTAATGCTTCTAAAGTAATCCAAAGTGAGTTTACTAACTTTGTTAGTTCAAGCACTAACTTTTGTAGTGTTGTTTTGAGGTCAAAGTCTCAATACAGAATAATGGGTTATGGTGCCAGCATTTCAAAAAATAATGCTAAAGGTATTTTAACAACACAGTTAGCAGAAGAAGGTGGTGGTGGTTTTGCATTTGCTGAAACTAGAGGTATACAAGCATATGTTGCGGACAGCTATTTAAATGAAAATGTAGAACTGGCTGTATTTGCAAATAAAGATGGTTATTTATACCAACTAGAAAACGGTAATACCTTTGATGGTGCTAATATCTTAGCTACATTTTCTACACCTCATATGCCAGTTTCTGACCCGCGTGTGCGAAAAACTTTCTACAAAATGTTTTTATATACGGACCCGCAGGGCAGCGTAGACTTTAACGCAGCATTAAAATTAGACTTTGATGGTAAGGATGTTATTCAGCCATCACCTATTACATTTAGTAATACTACTAGTACTGTTGCTTTTTATGGTACTAGCGCATATGGAACAGGATCATATGGTGGTAAATTACAATATGTATTTGAAAGCCAATTAATTGGTTCAGGTTACACAGGTTCTTTGCAGTTTAGTTCAGACAGCACTGATCCGCCATTTTCACTAGACGCCGTTACTCTTGAGTACGGCACAAACGCAAGAAGGTAAAATTATGGGTACAGGATATACAAGAAACGACGGCTCTAACAACATTGCAGATGGCAACGTAATTAACGCTTCTGATCTTGACGGTGAGTTTGATGCCGTTGTAAGTGCGTTTAGTACGTCAGGCCATACACATGATGGCACTGCCGCAGAAGGCGGTCCTGTTACTGTATTGGGTCCGGTTCAAGATTTTGTAGCTACAGCTACAGAGATTAAACCTAAAACTACTAATACACTAAGTATTGGTACAGCATCTTTACAGTTTAAAGACTTGTATATTGATGGTACTGCATATATTGATGGCATTGGAGAAGACACTCTTGTAGCCACAGATAAGAAAGTACAGTTTCGTGATTCTGCTATTTTTATTAATTCTAGCGCAGACGGGCAATTAGATATTGATGCAGATACGACATTGCAAATTACCGCACCTACTGTGGATATTGATGCTTCTACAGCAGTTACTATTAGTAATGATCTTAAACTTAATAATGATGACGCTGTATTGGGATTGGGTGCTGATAATGATGTAACACTAACTCATATTCCAGATACAGGTGTTAGACTAAATACTACAAGTGCTGTTCAGTTTAGGGATTCTGCCTTATCTATTAACTCTAGCACAGATGGTCAGCTAGATATTGACGCTGATACAGAAATTGAAATTACAGCACCTACTGTCGATCTTACAGCCTCTACGGCAGTCACAGTTAGTAACGATCTAAAACTAGCAAGTGACGCTGCGGTTTTGGGCTTTGGTGCTGACAATGATGTAACACTAACACACGTTCATAATACAGGTGTTCTACTAAATGACGCTATGGCTATTCAAATTAGAGATAGTGGTTTGTCCATTAACTCTAGCACAGATGGTCAGCTAGATATTGATGCAGATACAGAGATTGAAATTACTACTGGTACACTAGATATTAATGCTACTACTACAGACATTAGTGGTGCCTTAGATGTAAATGGTGCGTTGACTGCATCTGATACTGTAGACATTCAAGCTACGCACCCTACCGGCACCTCAAACGTCGGTTTTGGTAGTGGCACCTTTGCTGCGGTAGAAGCGGGGGCCACCCTCAACACAGCTATGGGTGTCAATGCCCTACAAGACTTGACTACGGGTAACAGTAACACAGCTATTGGGTATCATGCCGCTCTTAATGCCACAACACCAGTTGGAACTATTGCTATTGGTAGAGAAGCTATTGGTTCGGGCATAACAACAGGTAATTACAATACGGCTATAGGCTATCAAGCTGGTTATGATTTAACCAGCGGTACTTTCAACATTCTTTCGGGCTTTCAAGCAGGCTATAGTCTAACAACTGGCAATGGCAACGTATTCTCTGGGTATCAAGCAGGTGAATTTGCAGCTACTCCCAATTATGCTATTGCTATCGGCTATGGCACTATGGGCACAGGTGTTGTTACCGGCACAGATAACACCGCTATTGGACGAAACGCAGGTGCAGATTTAACCAGCGGCATATACAATAATTTTATGGGCTATACAGCAGGCTTTAACGCAACTACTGGTGAGAGCAACATCGCTATTGGTAGACAGGCTATTGGCTTAGGCGTTCTTACTGGCTCAAACAATGTTGCTCTTGGCTATCAAGCTGGCTACGATTTAACCAGCGGCGATCACAACATTTTTTCGGGGTTTCAAGCAGGCGCTAATGTAACCACAGGTACGGGCAACATATTTCAGGGCAACGAAGCAGGGGAAAATGCAACTACTGCTAGTTATGGCATCGCCATAGGTCACGAAGCCATTGCATCAGGCGTTATGACGGGTAATGATAACACCGCTATTGGTCGAATAGCCGGTCACGATTTAACCAGCGGCACATTCAATAATTTTATAGGTTATTTCGCTGGTGCTAACGCAACTACTGCTACAAATACAATCGCTATTGGTACTACCGCAATTAGTTCAGGTGTCCTAACGGGAACGGATAATATCGCTATTGGTCGTCTAACTGGCAACGATTTAACCAGCGGCACCTACAACAACTTTATCGGCTACACATCAGGCGCTAACGCAACTACTGGCAATTACAATGTCGCTATCGGCTATGCACCAATCAACACAGGTGTTCTTACTGGCGATGATAATATTGCTATTGGTCGTCTAGCAGGTAGAAACACAACTACTGCCAGCAACACTATAGCTATTGGTAGAAACGCTATTGGCTTAGGTGTTCTTACTGGCACTACTAACACCGCTATTGGCTATGGCGCGGGTCAGGATTTAACCAGTGGTACTTATAACAACTTTATGGGCTATGAAGCAGGCTTTAACGCAACTACTGCCGCTAATACAATCGCTATTGGCCGTTCTGCTATTGGCGTTGGTGTCCTTACTGGCACTGATAACCTCGCTATTGGTAATGCTGCTGGGGCCGATTTAACCAGCGGCACCTACAACAACTTTATGGGCTATAGAGCAGGCTTTAACGCAACTGAAGCCAACAACACTATCGCTATTGGTAAAAACGCTATTGGCTTAGGTGTTCTTACTGGCGATGATAATGTCGCTATTGGT